CGACCCCGCGGGTATGTTTTAACTGCATCCCGATCATCGGACACGATACCGATTGATCAGATGGCGTATGCCCCAGGCCGCGCCGAGGGCGACGACGAGGGCAACGCCGATCGCCAGGGCATTAGTCCACATTTTCACCATGCGCCCGCAGATGGGCCTTATATCGCGCCCGCGCCTTCTCCTCGGCATCCCAAAGGATCTCCTCCAGATCGGCGACCGGGATGCGCCAGTCGCGTATCCCTGGCGGTCTAAATCCCGGCAGTTTGCCCTCGCGACATTTGCGGCGTATCAGTTGCGGGTCCACCTCCAGCAGTGTCGCCGCTTCTCGGGTTGAATAATATCGGTTTGCCATGATCTCTCATCTCATTTGGTGACGACCGTCAGACGCTCGGGGGCGTCCTTGCGGTCTTGTTTGTGGATATGGGCATTCCTCTCCTCGACCCGATCCATTGTCCTATACAGCCGCTCGTTTTTGAGGCCATAGAGATGTTCGTATGTCGGCAGAAAATGCGTCCATCGACCGCCCTTTTTAGCGATCCAGATAAAGAGGAAAACGGTGCGAAGCCCGCTTGCCTTGCGATACGTCACGACGGCCGTCGTCTCAGAGCAAGGGACGACCTCCTCGACCTCTTCCCAGGCGTCATCCCAATCGGGGCGAGCGTTGAAGATCGCCCGCACCTCCTCGGCACTCGCCATCAGTCCATCGAGCAGGGCGCGTTTCATCGATCAACTGTTTCCATTTCTGTTTTGATCTCGGTAAATAGGGGGCAATCATCGACCAATCGATCTCGTGCTATTTGAGCATAATCGGCATTGAGTTCAATCAGCACCGCGTTGCGCTCCAGCCTGTCGGCCACCATGCCGGTCGTCCCGGCTCCACCAAAGGGGTCTAAGACGGTGCCGTCCTTGGGGCATCCCGCCTTGATGCAGGGTTCGATCAGGTCGGGCGGGAAAGTAGCGAAGTGCGCCCCAGAAAAAGGCTTCGTGGTGACGGTCCAGACGCTGCGCTTATTGCAGCCAGTGCTGTTTAATTCGATGTTGGCGCGTCCTCCATCGTTGCGGTCACCGTTTGCACCAGACTTATCGCCAAGGGAGCCGCCAAATCGGGCGGCTCCCTTGAAGTCCTCCCGTATCGCGTCGGCGTCGTAGTAGTAGCGCGACGACTTGGACAGCAGGAAGATATACTCATGGGCTTTAGTGCAACGGTCTGTCACGCTCTCGGGCATGGGGTTGGGCTTGCTCCAGATGATGTCCTGACGCAGATACCATCCGTCCGCTTGCAGGGCGAAGGCCACGCGCCACGGGATGCCGACAAGATCCTTATGCTTGTGGCCCTCTCGCTTGGCCACCTTGTCGCCCCAATAGCCGACGTAACTGTCGCCCAAGTTAAGCCATACCGTCCCGTCATCGCGCAGCACCCGCTTGACCTCGCGGAAGACGTTGACCATCTGCTCCACATACGCCTCGGGCGTGGCCTCTAAGCCAATCTGATCTTCCTCGCCATAGTCGCGCAAACCCCAATAGGGCGGCGAGGTCACGCAGCAGTGGATAGACTCGGCAGACATCTTTTCCAACTCGTCACGGCAATCGCCGTCGATAACGATTATGCTCATTATGCCGCCTCTGCCGCGACCGTCTGCGGTTGCGTGTCGCGGGCATCGAGGAGTTGACCGGCCTTTGCGACGGCGCGGTCCATATCGTCGATCAATCCCGTTTTGCCGATCATCGCCTTGAGCGTCTCCATGATGATCTTTATATCGGCGGGTCGGCCTGGATGGAGGTTATACCGCTGGATCAACGTCGCCTTGATCGCCGCGCCGATGCGGATCTCCTCTTGCCAGAGATTCGATCGCAGGGCCTGGACATAGGTCTGGTCTGATTCCTCTTTGCGTTTCTGCTCCTTTTCTCGTTGCCGCTCGCGTTGGGTATCGGCATACATCCGCGTCAATTGCTGCTCGATATGCGCCACGGTCGGCGGCCACGATCCGACCGGGGTGCCGTCCAAGGCGCCGCGATCGTCGAGCTTGTTGTGGAGGTGCCGGTCGACCGCCTCGCGTAATTGCTCGTCGTTGATCTGATCGGTCAACCCGTCGAAGATCGCGCGGCCCTGTTCGGGCTTGTATTTTGCGCCGTAATGAGTCGAGAGTGTCTCGCCGAGCCAACGTCCTCCCGCATTAGTAAGTGCCATTTTTCCATGCCTTTTCTTTCGCGGCTTTTGCGCCGACATAATCAAATTCGGCATCCGACCCGTTGGCCGATGCCTTGCGTCTTTGTATCTCGGATTGGATCTTGCGATATACGAGCGGTTGGTCATCATCCCGCCCGATGTGCATCGTCAGATTTTTCGGGCGCGACCAGAACTCGATCTTGTCATCGACCCCCTCGATCAGTTGCTCCAGATCGGCTCGGCTTAGACCGTGGACCGTTTGCAGGGTCAGCAGTGCGCCCTCGTCGCCGACCCGATCGGCCAGGGTCGTCGTATGCGGATAGAACGCATCCCATCGGTCGAGCATCGCGACCGCGGTGGCTTGTTGCTCCGATGTGGGTTGGATATATCCCGGCTCTTTTATGACCTCGCGCCCTCGCGCCTCTTTTCTGTTCTTTTCTTGTTCTTTTCTGTTCTTATCATCCTTATTATGGAGCGAGGTATCATTTTGGACTGTTTGAGGTATCATTTTGATACCACCCTGGTACCATTTTGGACTGTTTGAGGTATCATTTTGGACGGTTTGCGAGGTATCATTTTGGACCGTTCCGTCCATTATTCGATATGTATATCGGGACGATCCTGGGGTTCGATCGACCTCGATTATCCCAACTTCGACCAGTTGCTTGATCGCCCGCTTGACCGAGGCGATGCCCGCGCCCGCATCGGCGGCGATCATGGTTTGGGTTGGATTACATCGCCCCGTCTCGTCGTTCTCAAAACATTTTAAGACGGCATATACGACCTTAGCCGTCGCCGATATATCGCGCCTCTGCGATATGGCAAAGTCCATCCGACCCCATCGATCATTTGTGGTCATCCAGTATACTCCCGGCTCGGCGGGTGGCTTTTGAGGATCTCAGCCCGCCGTCGATCTTGTTTAGTTTGTGAGATGATGACCGAGGTCGGCATCATCTCGCGATGTCGAGGACAGTATGCCAGCCCGCCGACGTTCCAATCTGCGGCCCGTGCGGCGGCGGTGACGGCATAGATCCCGCTTGCGTCCTGGGCGAGGACCGAGGCGCATCCTGGCGCATCACACGCCAAAAGCACATCGGTCCTCGTCCGGGTGAACCAGACCATTAATTAGCCGTTTGCATCAACGTCTCGACCTCGCCCTCGTCGCCGAGCCGATCGGCGGCGGCGTATTTGTTCTGGAGATGCGACAGAAACTCGGCGAGGGCGTCGTCATCAGCAGCGGCCAGATCCGTGGTCTTGAGATGCTTTTGGCGGCTGTTAGTGCGTTCGGCGTCGTGCATCCCGAAATGATCGACGAGCAGATCCTCGCCCTTCTGGATGCGCCCGATCAACTGCCGTCGCCAATCGTCAGGGGGATTAACGATTCTCGCCCCTTGCCAATCGGCAGTTCTATTGTCTGGCGCGGTGTCGCCGCTCGCCTCGTCCTCGCCCATCTCCTCCAGGGTCGCCCGACCTTCATTCGTCGCCCATCGCAGGGCGCGAGCGATGGCGCGAGTCTCGGCCATGCGGAGGAGATGGGGCAGGATCATCTTGCCGGTGTTCTGAGGATCGGCGTCGCCGTGCGCGGTAAAGGGTTCGGGTCCATTATCGCCCTTCAACGTCACGACCGCCTTAAAGACGATGGACGCATCCTCGGCGGTCGCCATCTTGAGACATTCGGTTTCAATGCCGATCAGTCCCTGTTGATGGGCGCGATCTAATAGCTCGCCAAAGCGCGGGCGGTCATTCTTATTGGACTGCATGAGTCACTCCGATCAACGCGACCAGTTGCGGGCCAACGTGGATAATGAGGGTTGCGATGAGGATGGCGAGGGCATAATCCCAGGCGCACCACTGGCGGCGGGTGCAGCGATAGGCGGGCCGCGGGCGCGAGGGTTTGCGGTGATGAGTTAGTTGCATGGGATTATTCTCCCATCTCGATGTGCAGCATCGGCACATCGCGCAAGGCGCGGCGGCAACGATAGGCGCGGTCTGACTCGGCCATGATGCGCTCGTAATCACCGGGGTATACCTCGACCGTCGTCGTCGTCTGCTCAAAGCAGATGCCGTCGCGGGAGGTCAGGATCGTATCGACTCGCATATCAGTTGCCTCTCGGATATGAGTGATCGACGCCCTGGCGGGCGGCTGCACGACGATCGCGGAACTGTCTCTGGAGTTTTTGATACGTGACCTCGTCGGCATCGGCGGCGACGAGGTGGTCGCGAAGCGTGACAAAACGCTTGTTCGACAGAGGCTTATCTCGTATATTTAAACGCATAAAGAGACGTCTCCTATGTGATTGGGGTATGCGAATATTCCTTCCATCTGAGATCTCCTGTCAGAGGGACTCTTTAGTTGTGGTCGGCAGGGTGCGTCAACACCCTGTCGGCTTTTTTTATGCGCGGATCTCGCGCTTTTTTAAAGATAATAAATCAAACGATATATATCAAGTGAAAAGGGCATAAATAACTGCCGCCGAACGATTTAATGTCGATCCAAGCGGTAAAGTTATCAATGACTTGTATACTGCTCAAATGTTCTTGCGCCCCATCTGCGCCGAGAGGCGTGGCGGCGTATATTGGGGGATATTGTCCAGCCGCCGCGGCAGGGTCATCCACCACCAAGACTGGATCTTCGGCGTTTCGACGACTGTCATCTCGGCCAAACATTGCGTTAAGCCGAGGATGATCAAGTGGTCGGTGTATGTGAGATCATCGACCTCGCCTTTGCTGATCGATCGCATGACCACCGATAATTGACGGGCGTGGTCGTTGTCGCCGTCGCTGGTAATCCAATCGATGGACAGAGGCATCGAGATCCCCTCGCGCCGCCCTCCCGCTTTTTGCCCGCGCACATTCGCCGCGCACATCTGATCCCAGGACAAGGTCGCCTCGCGACCCTCCCGACTCCCATCGCCTCGCCGCGTCTCAAAGATCGGCGAATAACACGCAAAGGTTGGCGCGATATATCGGCGCAATTCTTTCGCGCAACCGGTCGTAAATAGATGTTGACCAATCCCGCGCACCATCGCGTCAATCCGAGGGTCGCCCGAGCGTCGGTCGGCGATGATGACCGGCTCCTCCAGTAGTTGCTCCCGGGTCAAGTTCGTTGCGCCCGCGATCTTGCTCAAGATGGATCGACTAAAGCGGTCGCCCCGCCCGTCGATGAGATTGTAAACGGCCCGCGGCGATACATCCGCTCGTTGCGCGAGTTGATGACCCGTCAACGCATTTTCGGTCAACCAGTGTTTAAGTCTTGTTGGCATAGTATCCCAAATTTAGAGATTGCATCGACTGAGAACAAGCGATAAGTGCGCTATTGTTTGCCTCTCAGTGCAAACAATAGACGATTGTTGGGGTTGCCGCTTGCTTGCGAGGGTTTCGGAAGGAATATTTGTACCGGATGCGACCCTTCCCCTCTGACCGAACGGGGTGATCTTGACGGGTCGCCCTGCTCTTTATGCGACGATGATCATACGCGACGATATACCCAATTTCACCTGGGCCGAAGTCCTCGCGGGCTTTGAGCCGACCGAGCGGTTTTTCGATCACATGGTCAAGGTCCAATCCCTGCGCTATTGGTGGCAAGCTCCGATCAATGTCAACTCTGGATTCCGCTCGGCCAAGCACAACGAGGCGATCGGAGGCGCGGAGGCATCGCAGCACATGATCTTCGCCACCGACCTCGCGCCCCATCTGCGCGGCGTCAGAGTCGCCCATACGCCGCCGCCCGACCGGCAACGCCACGCGATCGAACTCCTCGCCGACGAAGCTGACCGCATCGGGTTTGATGGCATCGGCCTATACGACACCTTCGTCCACCTCGATCTCCGCGGCTCGTCGGCGCGATGGGATAACAGGACATAATGCCGATCCGACGCACCAAACGAGGCTATTACTGGGGATCTCGCGGGCCGTATACGTCTAAACGTAAGGCCAGATCGGTCGCTCGGGCGGCAAGAGCTCGAGGATACCGACGCAAATGATTCCGGTTAAATGTGATCCGCACGGCAAGCTCGACCGCGTTGCCCTGGATGAGATCGAGGAGTTCCAGGGCGGGCTTAAATCGCTCGGGGTGAAGGAGTACAACAAGCTCAAGCAATCCATCGCCGAAAAAGGTTTCATCGTCCCGTGCTTCGCTTGGCGCAATGGCTCAAGCAAATGGAAACTCCTCGACGGGCATCAACGGGTCCGAGTCATCCGCAAAGAGGGATGGCAGATCGACGGCGGCATCCCCATCGTCGAGGTCGTTGCCGAGAATGAGAGGGACGCAAAGGAGAAGCTCCTCGCCATCGTCTCGCGATACGGTCGGGTCGAGGGTCAAGGCTTATATGAGTTCCTCGACGGGACCGGGATTGATCTGGAGGAATGGACCGTTCCCGATCTGCCCGACCTCGATCTGGAGTCCTGGCTCGATGAGTTTAAGCGCGACCCCGTCGCCCTCGGCGACCCCGAAGCGGTGCCAGAGGTGCCAGAGGAAGCGACGACGCAACGGGGCGACCTTTGGGTGCTTGGCGACCATCGGGTGCTGTGCGGCGATGCGACAAGCGTGGATGATGTCGAGAAGCTGATGGACGGCGAGGTGGCGACGTTGATGGTGACCGACCCGCCTTATGGCGTGGAGTATGATCCTGAGTGGCGTAAAGAGGCAGGGGTCAACAAAAACGATGGAAAGATGGGCGCGGTTCAAAACGACGACCGAGCCGATTGGTCAGAGGCGTGGTCAATCAGCCCCTCCGTGGTGGCATATGTTTGGCATGCGGATCGATATGCCAGTGTGGTTCAAAGCAGTTTAGAGCAATGTGATTTTGATATTCGCAACCAAATAATATGGGTAAAGGATCGGTTTGCCTTGAGTCGTGGTCATTACCACTGGCAACACGAGCCATGTTGGTATGCCGTAAGAAAAGGCAATAAGTCGTTGTGGAAGGGCGACCGCAGTCAAAGCACAACGTGGGACATAAACGCTCGCGACGATTCTGGACATGGGCATGGAACACAGAAACCACTTGAGTGTATGGAAAAGCCAATAATGCACCATGAAGGCGACGTATACGACCCATTCCTCGGATCTGGCACGACCCTCATTGCCGCCGAGAAACAGAAACGCCGATGCTTCGGCCTGGAGATCGACCCGAAGTATGTCGATGTGATCGTCAAGCGGTGGGAAGATTATACGGGAGGGACGGCGGTGCTTGAGCAGAGCAAGGCGGCGTAAAGGCACTCATTATAATGATTTAACACAGGCGGTGCTTTATGCCGCGTAAAAAGATCGAGATTGATGCAGAGCAGGTCCGAGGGTTGGCTCGGCTCGGCTGTACCTGGGATGAAATCGCGGGTGTGCTTGGCATTGCCCGCACGACGCTCGCGGTGAGGATGCGCGAGAAGAAATATCGCGACGCATACGAGCAAGGGGTCGCCGAGGGCGATGTATCCCTGCGGCGGGCGCAAATGGACTCGGCGATGAAGGGCAAGACCGGGATGCTCGTCTGGCTCGGCAAGAATCGCTTAGACCAAGTCGATCGCGTCGAAACGAAGAACGAAACGACGATATATGACGGCGGCAATGCCCTCGACAAACTCACTGGCGCAATCGATCGCCTCGCTTCCCGCAGCGGATCGGGCGACGGTGCTCAAGGTTCTGACGCCGGTCGAAGCGGATGAGGTATATAATGATTGGCGTTTCTGGGCGCGACCCGACCAACTGGCTCCTCCTGGCGGGTGGCGCATCTGGCTCATCCTCGCGGGCCGCGGATACGGCAAGACGCGATGCGGTGCCGAGTGGGTGCTGGAGCAGATACGCCGCGGGCGTCGTCGCATCGCCCTCGTCGGCGAGACGAAAGCGGATGTACGCGATGTCATGGTCGAGGGCGAGTCGGGTATTATGATCTGTGCCGGGAAGGATCGGCCGCTATACGAGCCGAGCAAGCGGCGGCTGACGTGGCGCAATGGCGCGATCGCGACGTGTTACTCGGGCGATGAACCCGATCAGTTGCGCGGCCCGCAGCATGACGCGGCGTGGCTCGATGAGTTGGCGAAATACCGCTATGCCGAGGATACGTGGAGCAACCTCGACCTCGGCTTGCGGCTTGGCGAGTCGCCCCAGGCCGTCGTGACGACGACGCCGCGACCGATCAAGATCATCCGCGAGCTCATGGACGACCGGCTCGTTCGGACGACCCGCGGCAGCACATACGCCAACCTGCCGAATCTGGCTGAGAGCTTTGCAAAGCGCATCATCGACCGATACGAGGGAACGCGACTCGGTCGCCAGGAACTCCACGCGGAGATCCTCGACGATGTGCCGGGGGCGTTGTGGCAGCGCACCCACATCGACGACGCTCGCCGCATCGATCCTCCTCAATGCGAGCGAGTCGTCGTCGGTATCGACCCCGCGGTCACTTCAGGCGAGGATGCCGACGAGACGGGCATCGTCGTCTGCGGCAAGCTCGGCGATGAGGCTTTTGTGATCGAGGATATATCGGGGCATTATTCGCCGCAAGAATGGGCCAACGAAGCGTTGAAAGCATACTATCGGCACGACGCCGACCGCCTCGTCGCCGAGATCAACCAGGGCGGCGACATGGTCGAGCATACGATCCGCACGGTGGACCGTAATGCCTCCTATAAGGGCGTTCGGGCCGCCAGGGGTAAGATGACCCGCGCCGAGCCGATCGCTGCCCTATACGAGCAGGGGCGCGTCCATCACTGCGGGATGTTTGCCGCGCTGGAGGATCAGCTTTGCACCTATACGCCCGACACCCGCGAGTCGCCCGACCGGCTCGATGCGATGGTTTGGGCGTTGACCGACCTCATGCTCGGCGCGAACGATGGCGGCATGACCCGAATCAGAGGATTATAAATTGCCGATAGAAAGCACCTCCCCTGAATACGACGCCCTCGTCCCGGCGTGGCAGAAATGCCGGGACGCATACGAGGGTCAAGAGGCCGTCATCGACCGAGGCGCGGCGTATGTTGCCCCGCTCGATACGCAGACCCCGACCGAGTATGTCAATTATCTGCGGCG